ATTTCTAACTCTTGAGTAAATAAGCATTCCGATATTTATCATAGGAATAACCTCAATTAAGTCAATACCATAGAGTAGAAAATCAAGAATTGGGTTTACTCCCCATACCATACCTGTTTGCAGTATAGCATCACCAGCCCACACCATATGAGGTATTTGTATATATATGATTACAGCCGTAATTAATAGGCTTTCAGTAGTATGTCTTTTCATACCATGCCCAAAATTCTCTCCACATGTAATAGTAATTTTTATTTAGGCTATATATCTTTACCTAAAATTAGGTTGAACTTAAAAGTAACAGGTTGTGATGAAAGAGGGATATTTTTCTCAGAAACAGGAAGAATTGTCATATATCTCAATAATCATGAAACCTTAGATGATATATTATGCACTATAACACATGAATTAATACATAAATGTATAAACGATTTTGATGAAACATTAGATGATGATCAAGAAGAAGCATTAATATACCAAATGGCATGGGCACATCTTTCTGTAGCCTAAACTGAAGCCGATACTTCCTCTAGAAAAAATACTGTAAAATGGTTTTTTTTCGTGTACAATAATATACTACTCCTTGTAAAATTTTTTTAAATCCTTAATAGGTATCTTTACGTACATGTATTTAGTGTTGCGTTGGCGTTGAGCTGTGGATAAATTTCTACATCTTGCACTACAAAACTTATGTATTTTTTTACTTTCTCCTACCTTAACTATCAATCTATTACATAGTTGACATCTTTTTGATAATGAATTATTCTTAATAAGATTAAGTTTCACCCAATAACCAGATGATTTTCTATATGAATCTCTGCATCTTCTGTTACAAAATTCTGTTTGAACTCCCTTAAATGTTATGGGAACTTCTGATCCACAATTCTTACATAACACCTTATCCCTTTTTTTTCTCATAATTCCTCACATTTGTTAAGCACTCTGCACATAATGTGAGTTTGTCAAACTTTTCTAGATAGTTTGCTTCCTTTAAACATATATGACAGAACATTCTTGACATATATTTAATAAAAAGTTGGTAGTTATAAATCTATCCCTATTTATTATATTCTGGTATGAAATTAACCTTTGGGTATGGCTCAATTTTATATTTTAATTTATTAAGCAGATACTTTTTTCTCCCTTTTGAGCAGTTAAAATAAACATATCTATGTTTTCTTGGTCTTCTTATAATAGTAACATTTTCAGCACCATGTTTCTCTCTCAATTCACCAATATTTCCAACTATACCTCTAGTATGTTTGTTTTCAAAACCTTTTATTTTAGGGTCAGTACGTTTGGCAGATAGCCCACAGTAAATAAAATTTGTAGCCTGATAAACAACACCTCTATGATTGTATTGTGGCTCTGAATAAGAGACAATTATCTGTTCTTTTATCTGTTTTAATGTGTTTGCTATCAAAAAAGATTCAGCATTTTTCATACTATCATCTTCTATCCATAACCTTGATAATTCCATTACATTATGACGTTCATCCTTTCCACATATACCAATACAAAGAGCAGGTGAAGCAGGTACACTATATAATATAACTCCTATCAATCTTTCATTATCAAATAATCCGAAAGCATATGAAGCTGGTCTTGCTCTATGTAAATAATGTTTATTTAATATAATATCTCTTCCTAATTCATTCTTTATTTTTTTAATTTTATACCTATCTTTTATTTTCATCTTTAATCAATGGTACGGAATATAGGTGTCGCACCTATATCTTCCATGTGGTACATGGACATCATGACATATATTTAGACCAATTCCGTATTACTTATACAATAAAACCTAATATAAACTATCCCCATTGTGAAGCCATTGCTTTAGCTATTCCCCAAAATGTTCTACTTCTGTCTGTTGAATTTCTCGGTGTCTTATACCATCCTTTTGTATATCTATGACCATTTTTTGTTGTTATGTATGACAAAGGAACTATTTTTGTTGGTTTTAATTTAGGTAAATTCTTTAACCATAAACAAGTTTTTTTAGAGTGGTCATGACCAAATTGATATGGCTGTATAATTTGATTGTATTTAGGAAGTCCTGCTTTTAAAGATGGAACTGGATTCTCTACACATATCTTAGGGATGTCTGCATTATATAAAGCCATGAATAAACTTGTATCGATACTTATATTTTGCACCTCATTTAATTTTGCTCTATTCCTACATAAATATGTGCAAACTGGATGTGCAATCATTAAATCCCAATCTTCATCAAGATGGTTTAAGTACATCATCTTGAATATGATAATAGTCTTCACCATTCTCATCCTCTTTTATATCACAAGAGAATGCTTCATGTCCTTTAGCTCTAAAAGACTCACGCACTCTACCTGAGCATTCACACGCTACTAGAACTCTCATGTTCGTAGGCAATGTGGTGCTTCATCGTCACCATAAGGATAAATTTCATTTTCAATATAATATCTCATCTTTTTATAATCATCACCAAACTTGTATGGTTTCTCAATAAAGTAACACAAATCTTTAGCATTATAGCAATCAACTTCTACAAGGAAGTTTGCAAGACCTGATATATTATCATAGTTATCTAACCAAGATAGGTCTTCACCTTCTTGTGTTGTCATTTTATCTTCCACACTCTGAACACCATTCATAAGTTTCATCTAATCTTTCATCAGACTGTGATACTATATATCCACCACAATCTAAACACCTTCCATCACAAATCCAATCATATTCTTCGAATTCATCAGGGTTATTAAGAAGTTTGAATAGGTTTTCTTTTGCCCAATCCCATCCATGTTTTTCTACTAAGAACTCAGCTACATCTAAGACTAAGTTATAATCTATTTCTTTTTCAGTCATGACTTGAATGCACCATCTTCATGTGCCCAAGATGATTCGTTATCATCTCCCTGTCTATGACATGGACAACCACAGTTTTCTTCCATATCCCATAAATCACAATCCACACATTGTTCACAAGGTTCGTTCATGCCTTTGTACCCATAAGAATCTTAACTGTCATTATATGATAACAGTTCTGTGTGTACTCAAATCCTTTACAGTCACAAGTATATTCATCTTCTTTCAATTCTTTACCATCAGATGTTGCTGTTAATACTTTATGCATTCCACCACCTGAAGCAGGGATAGCCCATTGACCTTTTGCAACTTCTGCAACCCATCTATTTAGTCTCTTTGCTAACTCTTCTGCTTTATATTTTTGATTCATTCTTCTGCACCCCATATATTATAGTGCTTTCTCGCACATGGCTTACATATATGTTTCACGAAGTATCCATTTCCTACAACCAATGCCTTCTGTCTTATCTCTTTGTCTCTTTCACATACATAACATTCAAATTGTTTTGTCATTATCTTCTTACCTTCATCTGACTTGACTCTACAGCTCTTCTTATAGAGAATGGAACTTTCTCTTTGTTTATGTATACAGTCTGTGTGTTTCTAACCTTAAAGTTAAGGTCAATGTACTCAACTATATCATGCTGCATAGGGTTTGTTGCATCTATTATGTTTGCTATCACTCCACCAGAATAACGAGTTTGCTTTTCTATAGCAAACTTTCTAGCTTCATCTCTAGTAAACCATTTAGATGTTTTCAAAGAACCGAGTTTACCTCTCTTAGTTGGTATTCTATACTGAACGTAGTAGTCTCTGTGTATTCTAGTTTTCATAATCCTTATCCTCCTCACTCACATATAAATGCGTGTTCACAAGCTTTAGCTCCTTTCTTACTGAACATCTCTAGTTTGGTTAAGTAGAAGAGTTTAGCGTAGAATGTATCAAGTTTAGGGATGTGATACAAATATGTATCATGTCCAGTTCTCTTGTATCTCGTACTCACAAGTTGAATTACTGTTCTTCCAAGCAATCCCATCTTATACAATCCAGTAAGTGATGCACTATAATATGAAATTGACCAATCATTACCGTCTGCTTTCTTAAGACATAGCTTTGTCAAATCATGCATAGTTGATGGTTTATTGGATACAGTTTTAATAAGAGTAAGCAAGTTAGAATGCTTCATTTTCATTGCTTCTGCCATAGTAACTTTCTTATCCCATTGTGATACTCTAACTGCTTTAGGTCTTAAGACACCAGCACCTGACACAGTGTTAACAAGTATATGTCCAAGTTCTTTTACTTGTTTCTCATGTCTACTTTCTCTTCTCTTTATTGTTATACTATTAGTATAACACAAACGAGAGCAGAATTTTCTAGCTTTATACCTTGCACTCACAATCTTACCACATTGCAAACAAGTTACCATAAAGTTCTTTGCTGTTCTTTTAGTTCCAATAGGATAACTGTGCTTCTTTGGTGCGTGTTGAGTAGGTTTACCATTGTCTGTGTATGAAGCATTACATGTAGGGCAATTAAACCTTGTTGGGAACACCCATTTAGTGTTACCACAAAAATTGCATTTCATTTCGATTCCTCCTCAAGTTCATAATAAAGTACAGTACCTCTTTCTTGCATATAATGATCAAATNAANAGAGTGGTTCATTCATCTCTTTATAGCCATGTGCTTCCATACCAAACACAGATGAATCGTAACATTCAGAACAATGTTTACCAATTCTCATCGAATGTTTGGTCTTCGGATGCCCACATATTTTACAATGTTTAGTGATTTCGATTCCTCCGATATTATATCACCACTTGCATCTGGTTCAGATGATTCGTATTTGATAAGTTGTTTGTAGTAAAACTCTGCGTTGTTGTATACTTCGCTTGCTTCACTTTCACTCAATCCTATATACTCATCACTGACATTAACCATACCTTCAGGGTCTTCAGGGTCTTCTAGTTCTGATTTAGGACTATTCCATATGAGGACATCATACTCGGTCATTACATAATCTCCTCATCAGGCTCATCATAATTAACGAAGAGTTCTATATACATAACAGCATCTTTGTGTTGTTGTACTGCTTCACTATATGTACGACATCTTTCTTGATAGTCAATCCAAGTATCAACAGGTTTTTCGGTGAAATGATATTTCGGATTCATTTCTTTATCAGAACCAAATTCATTATACCATATCATAGTTTCATATACTTGATTCATATGATAGTCATCCATCTCTCGTGGTAATCTTACTGTACTTATGGTAAAACTACCAAGTGTTGTTTTATTCACTCGTCTAACTTGCATGTTACGTGTTCTACTGTTCAATGTACGATTATATGCATCAGTCATGCTATGGAAGGCAGGAGAGGAGCCACCGTATTTTTCGGTGGTCATCCTTTGTGAAACCCTACACCGAAGAAATCTTCGAGTGCTTCTGTCTGTCCACATCTACTGCATATGTTTGTCCTGTTGTCTCGTCTACTAAGAGCTGGATATTCTGTATACGCC